TCGTTTTTTGTTAATCTTCTTGGGTCAGTAAAACCTGTATCAAATGTTCTTTTTATTTTATTGTTTTCTTTTCTAGGGTGTTCTATTCCTATAAAATCTTGTCTAACTACTTGATGCACGCCTAAAACATAAAATTCTTGTTTATCAACTGAATCATTTAAAAACATACCGTGAACTATGGTACCCTCTACTAGAGAATGAACTTCACCAAATGTGCCCATGCCAGCTGTTGTTGCAGGCATTGATACATGTGACCAAGGTAAATCAGCAGAAGCTAAATGATTTTTGTTATGCGTATGTATGCCAAAAATACGAACTCTTACACGACCTATTTTTAGGGGGTCATTTCTATCTTCTACTACACCATGATATATCATAAATTATTCCTCTTTTGGTGCAGAATGTATTGTTTTATAAGTGGAAATATCAACATCTAAACCCTCTTTCATAAGTTCTAATGAGATTAACCCTTTATCACTAATAGGACTTATTTGATATTTCATCGAAATTATTAGATAAAAACCTGTGTCTATTTTATTACTCATGTCTTCTGAAAATTCAGTTGAAGGTATGTTTACATTTACTACTTCACCGACTTTTAAGTCATCTCTGAATGGCACTTTGATGTTCATTGAATTATTTTTAATAAGTGTTAAGATTGCATTTCTTTCTAACATGCCTGATGATCTACTCTCTGGACCAACTGGTGCATCTTTAGTGGTTGTTTGTGTATAATCTAATATTTCGTTTTGATTTGAAAACATGTTAGTAGAATTGCATGAGTAATAAAGATTAGACTCTGAATATTTATCTGGTGATTCCATTGTTAATTCTTCAAGTTCTTTTGACTTTATTTCTCCACCTACTCGATCTGATGTTTCTGCTTCAAATGTTTTATCATGTTCTACATAATACGGAGCAAACTTAGATAAATGACCATTCTTTTTAAAAAGATCGTTTAAAGAATAATCGTAAGTTTCAAAAACTCCTCGTAGTAGATCAAAATTAAATAGTTTTGAACTAAAAAATCCTAATTTTTGTGCTCTAACTGAATTATTTTTTTCTATTACTGCATAATCTAAAATTTGAGAATTTTTACCACCAGGTTTGTTTTGTTCTTCTTCATTATCTTCTTCAAGAAAGGTTCTGTCTGTTACCATAGGATAGTAATTAAATTTATGTTCAGTAATATCAGATAACATTGTATCAAAAGACTTAAAATAAAATTTACCGTAAGGTTCTGATTCTCCTGTTATAGTTGATAAAGATAACGATTGATAAAAAAACATAGAATCATCATATGTTGTATTTTCTGTTTTACCTTTTGGTGATGAGTTTTTTGTAATGTAATCTATAACACTACTTACACGCCATTTTGGACAAATTAATTGTTTATTAGGTGGAACTGTTTCTTCTACATATAATAAATTTTTATTAACTTTTGAATCTTCTATTAAAACCTTTTCTAACATGGAAGCCATACTTCCTCTAAAAACTCTGTCTACTACTGTTCTTTCAAAAATAAAAAAGTATGGGTCAACAAATTGCAACGAGTAAGTTTTAAAATTATCATTCTCTGGAGAAATATCAGTTATACTATAAACTTTAAAAATTTTTGTTATAATTTTACCGTTTTCGCCTTGACGAAATCTGAGTGTTAAAGATTCTTGTCCTGTTAATTTATATTTTTTTAATAATTCTAGACCATCTCTTACACTTACTTGACCACTTAAAAATTTTTCATGTATACTTTCATAAATTTCAATCATCTCTGAAACTAATACTAAGTTTACTGATTCGTTAAATTGATTTGTAATGGTACAATCTAAAACCTGTAAAGAACCTTGAACATTCATGCTGACATTACTTCTTCAAATCTTTCTACTATATTGTCTACCAAACTAGGTTTTATAATTTTTATTTTTCTTTTTTCTTCGTTTTTATCAAACTCATCTTCATAAAAAGTCACACCTGTAAATCCTGATGACTCGGTATTTCTTTTCAAACCATCAGAGTTTTTGTAAAATGATATACCATCTCTATGATTAATAATTGATGTAGGTGTAAATGTTTTACCTGATACTGCACCTGTTATTAATTCGTTTGCGACAAAATTACCACCGTCAATGCAAATTCTTTTCTCTAAGGGTGAAACCTCTATAATCCTTCCTTCTGATGATACACTTGTGACTTTTTCTCCTAAGAGAAACTTTGTTGTTGGTGTTAGTATATCTGTAGATTGTGTGCCTGTTGCCAATTGACCTAAGAATTTTTTATCAATATATCTTTCAAATATTTGATTATCTTTATGCCAATCAAAATAATTTTCTATATCGTTTACTAGAAAAAATAACCAATGTAAATTTGAATTTCCATATAGTTTTGTAGCTAATATATCTGGTCTATCACCATCGCTTAATTCATACTTATTATATTGAATAATAGAATTGACAGCATCTTGTTCTATTTTAGATTTTCTAAAAAAATCTTTTATAAAAACAACTTTACCACTATCTAGTTTATAAGATATTTCTGGAAAGTTTTTAAAATATTCTAAAGCCATAATTTTCCTTTGTTTTAAGCGCTACTTGTTTTTTTGTAAAAAGGATTTTTCTTATCTGTCACTGCTTCTTCTTCTGCTGGAGTAAAGTCAGAATCCTTTGGAACTGTTTCGCCTGTGGTGTTTTTAGCTCTTACAAATGTTTCATAGTTGTTTAGAGACATAATTCTAATTTCCATAAATTGTAGTGTCATCTGAATATGCATAGGCATACCGTCTACATGAGTAGAGAATTTTTGGCCGCCTGTGTAATCAATTTGAACATTACTTATTACAGCTGGTAAAAAACCATCGACTTGATCACCCATAGGTCCTGCAAATTCTATATCAACAATGTTTGGTAAATTATAAAATGGTCTAATTGAGTTTTCTAAATCAAAATTTTCTGCATTATCAACCTTGCTGGCAGATTGAGCAACTATTTGTTCGGTGCCATTGACTTCCTCTGTTTCTGGTCGGTATCCAAGACCGTCTCCAGCTTTATCTATCTTTACACCCATAACATCAGGTAACATAGAACTTCTAAATGTATAAATGATATCTCTAATGTGTTGTGCTTCTTTATCTGATCGTGCATAAAAATCAAATGTAAAATCCCATGTTCTAAATGGTACAGAATCAAATAATTGTTCTTGTTGTGGATTTACAGCAACACCCAGACTAACATTAAGTAGACCACCAGATATTTTATTTGCAACTGCAGCTGCACCAGCACCAAATAAATTTTCTGCTGTTTGACCTAAATTTTTTGTTGGGTCACTAACATCAAAATTTTTAAGTAAATCTAAAACTGATCTATTAAACAATCCAATTCCTTCTGCTCTATATTGAACATTAGCTTGAGATATTAAACTGTCTGGAATATATAATGCTACTGATTGGTCCTTAAAAACATTCAAATTTTGAGGAGCAGATGCTCTCTTTACTCTCGGTCTTATGTTAAATACAATATAATTTGAAAGTTTATCATGATATGGGTATATGAGTTGTTGTTTATGCACTTTTGGTAAACCACTTAAATCTGCTCGTTTATCTTTTGAAAAAGAACTCTTTACATTATCTCTATTTGCTGTAAGAGCCGCTGTAGCATCTGTAATTGCCTGTTCAGCTCCATCTCCAAGTGTATTGGTTACAGAATCATACGATATAGATTTGAAATCTGATACTATACCTTTAAAAGAGTCTACTTTGTTTTTAGCCTTATTAAATTTGTTCAGGAGTTTGTCGATATATGCCATATAAATAACCTTAAAGTCTTAATATAGTTATTTATGTCATACAGTGGTAAGTTTAAACCTAAGAATTACAAAAAATACAAAGGTGACCCTACAAAAATCTATTATCGCTCTCTTTGGGAGCGAAGATTCATGGTTTATTGCGATAATAACTCAAATATCATAGAATGGGGCAGTGAAGAGATAATAATACCATATAAATCGCCTTTAGACAAAAAAACCCATAGATATTTCCCCGATTTTTATGTAAAATATATTAATAAGGATAAACAAGTAGTCCGTGAGATTATTGAAGTGAAACCGAAAAAACATCTTTCGCCTCCGAAACAACCGAAGCGAAAAACTAAACGATATCTCAATGAAGTTGCGACATATATTAAAAATCAAGCAAAATTCAAAGCGGCTGAAGAGTATTGTAAAGACCGAAGATATGGTTTTCGCATACTTACAGAAGAACACCTACTACCAAAGAAATGAAAACATATATTTTTGATTTAGACGGAGTTTTAATAGACTCAAAACACATGATGCAACAATCATGGAACATATGCATGTTAGAACATAAACTAACACAAACATTTGATGATTATTTTAAACAAATAGGCAAACCTTTTCGTGATATCATGAAAGAATTGAATGTTGAAAATGTTGAAGCAGTCAAACACACTTATGATAAGGCATCTTTAAAACTCATGAATAGTTTAGAGTTTTACGATGGTGTCGAAGATACATTGAAAGAAATAAAGAAGAATAGTAAGATTGCAGTAGTCACATCAAAGACTGCTGAAAGAACAAATGTAATTCTAGAACATTTAGATGTAGAATTTAATTATGTTGTAAGTCCTAAAAAAGGTCTGAGAGGCAAACCAGCACCAGATCAGATTCTTTTTT